TAAAATCTTACCTAAAAATTCGAAACGAGCACGTAGATCCAGACAAACCGTCGACTCTGACTGGAGAACGTATTGTGGATCTAATAAACAAGTCCAACAACTCGTCGAAGAACACGGATTAGATCGGTTTAAAAGAGAAATACTTCGTCTTTGTAAAACTAAAGGCGAGATGTCATATTACGAAGCAAAGGAACAATTTGACCGTGACGTATTATTTAGTGATGAATATTACAATGAATTCATAGGCTGTAAGATTCATGCAAAACATGTACGTAAGTCCATGCCGACAAGTTTGTAGATTAAATAAGGACGACATATGTGTTGGTTGCGGTAGAACTAAAAAAGAAATATCTGAATGGTCTACATATCATTATTATCAGCGTATGAAAATAATGGAAAGGTTAGGCTATGGTAAAAGACGCCCTAGACCACGACGTTTATATAATGATGTATAAAGGATTTGAAGATATTAGAGCTTCAACCGAAGATCGTAATGAATTTTGGAACAAATATAAAGATTTAAAAGAAGCTTGCAGATTAATGTGGGTTCAAAAAGGGCATTTGTCCGATGAGAATACTATGATGGAATCTGCTCCTGGTTATTTCAAAAGACAATGGGGTAATCACGAGAATGTAGTCCATGAAGAAGGATTTGATGAAGCTTTTTTAAAATGGTTGAAAGAAAACTATTTACAAGCTCGTTAAATTGTGGTAGAATATACCTAGACAATTGGAGAATACATTATGATTATTATGGATTTTAACGGTATTGCCGTTGGTTCTATTTTTGCGAATGGTAAATTAGAAGAAGGTATGGTTCGCCATATGGTGTTCAATACTATTCGTATGTACAAAACTAAATTTGAAAAAGAATATGGTGAAACGGTAATTGCATGTGATGGCGCTAATAATTGGCGTCGTAGTTGGTTCCCCCAATATAAAGCAAATCGCAGAAAAAGCCGTGAAAAATCTGATTTTGATTGGGATCGTGCATACGAAATCTTAAATGATTTGCGTACAGATATTAGAGAAAATTTTCCTTATAAGTTAGTACATATCGAAGGCTGTGAGGCTGATGATGTGATTGCTACACTTGTAGAACAAACACAAGAATTTGGCAAGAATGAAGAGGTTATGATCATTTCTGCTGATAAAGATTTTGTTCAGCTACAGACTTACGGCAATGTCCGTCAATTTTCTCCTCTTACAAAAAAGTTTGTAGCTGAACAAAACCCTAATCTTTTCCGTCAAACGCATATCTTTAAAGGTGACACAAGTGATGGTGTACCTAATGTATTGAGTGGAGATAATGTTTTTGTAGAAGGTCTACGTCAAACTCCTTTATCAAAGAAAAAAATAGAAGCTTTGATTGCAGATCCTAAATCTCTTGGAGAAGAAGTATACCGCAATATTAAGCGTAATGAAAAACTAATTGATTTACGAAATACTCCTTCAGATTTGAAAGAATCGATTATAAATAGTTTTGAAAACCAAGATCCATGGAAAAATAAAGGCAAAGTTTTTCCTTATATGGTTGGTAAACAAATGAATATGTTGCTTGAAAGCGTTGAGGAATTTTTATGAAACTAGTTTATGAAATTTTGGATGAAGTTAAAAAATCTAGAAAAAAAGAAGATAAAGTTCGTATCTTGAAAGAAAACGAATCTTGGGCACTAAAAGATATTATTAAAGGTTCAATGGACGAGAGCGTTCAATGGAATCTACCTGGTGGATCTCCTCCTTATAATCCATCAGAGGGGCATAATGCGCCCACATCCCTTTTCAGAGAACATAAAAAGTTTAAATACTTCGTGAAAGGGGTTCCTGCTAGTGATGGCATGAATCCTATTAAACGCGAAAGTCTTTTCATCGGTTTGATAGAAGGTATCCACCCAGAGGATGCTAAATTGGTTATTGCAATGATTAACAAAACCAAGCCCGCTGGACTTACGAAACCGCTTGTTGACGAAGCATTTCCAGGTTTGGTAAAATAGCGGCCAACAACAAAGGACACTGCTCATATGGAAGCTATTCAGCTAGAAAGATTACAACAAGACAAACAAAAACTTGATCTTTTTATTCAGAAGCTTAAAGACTCTAAACAATATGATCGACTCAAAAAGGTTATACAGAAAAAAGAGTATTTAGACTCAAGAATTGCTGAAGTAATTTCAAATTAACATATAAAAGGAGTGTACAACCTCGAGTATTTGTGGTAGAATAGAACTACAATTGCTCGAGGTTTTTATATTATGAATATCTTTATACTTGACACAGATCCTATCAAGGCTGCTCAGCTTCAATGCGATAAACATATTAACAAAATGATTGTCGAATCTGCGCAGATGCTTTCAACAGCACATCGTATGCTTGATGGCAAACTTGAAAAACGGCCTTCAAAATCTGGTAAACGTATGGTCGATTATTGGGTTCATCCAGATCCCATCCTTGAAGAACATTTATATAAAGCTGTACACCATACCCATCCTTGTACTGTATGGACTATGGAGTCTTCTTCTAATTACCATTGGCATCTCAAACATTTTGATGCATTGTGCGTAGAATGGGAATATAGATATGGTAGACCTGAAAAACCTATACATAATACTAAATTGATTATGCAATATTTGTTGAATCATCCTTTTAATATTCCGAGTAAGACACTCACACCATTTAAACTTGCGATGAAATCTAATCCTGAATGCATTGCTCTTGAAGATCCTGTAAAAGCATATCGTGCTTTCTATCAAACGAAACAAGATCGATTCAAAATGGATTGGACTAAACGCCCTATTCCGGAGTGGTTTAATGCCAACGTACACAGTTAGAAGAGCCGATGTAGAAGACGGTAAACAATGGGAAGTCTATTGTTCGTATATAGAACTTCAGCAAATGTGTGAAGAATATAAACTTGAACAAGTTTTATCGACACCAAAGATTGTGAGTGGGACAGGAAGTCTTGCTCGTAAAACGGACGATGGTTGGAAAGATCATCTTAAAAGAATTAAAGAAAATTCTGGACGAGGCAATACTATTAAAGTATGAAGAAACAGCCAAAAAATAATAGTATGATTGTACGATGGGACGACCTTCTACAATATGAACCAATGACTGTTAACCAAGAAAAAGCCTTCAAATCTTGGGATAATGGCGACCACTTAATATTAATGGGATCTGCAGGCACTGGTAAAACTTTCGTAGCAATGTACCTTGGACTTGAAACAATATTAGATAAAGATGAAGCTCAAGATAAACTCGTAATTATTCGTTCTATGGTTCCTACTCGTGATATTGGTTATTTACCAGGAGATAAACACGAAAAAGAAGAAGCATTTTTAGCACCATACAAATCGATTGCTACTGAACTTTTTGCTGATAAAGGATCTTATGGGAAGTTATGTACTAATAAACAACTCGAGTTTCATTCTACTTCTCATATTCGTGGTATTACTATTGATGACGCTGTAATTATTGTTGATGAAATGCAAAACTTAAACTTTCATGAACTTGATTCGGTAATTACTCGAGTTGGTCGTAATTGTAGAGTTATTTTTTCAGGTGATTATTTACAGACAGATTTTAAGTATGATGATGAGAAAAACGGTATCTATGAATTTATGAGAATTATTGAACGATTGAATGATTTTAATATAGTTCATTTTGGATGGGAAGATATTGTAAGATCTGATTTTGTAAGAGATTATATTATGACAAAGGAGATGCTAAATGGTTAGTGTATTAGCTAAAGCAAAATTTCCAGGATTTGAAATGGAAGTTCGCAATCACGAATTTCATCTAGAACCAGAATTTGCAGATGAATTAAGAGAATATGTTTCTGATTTTAAAGATAAGCCTTGGGATTCATATAATCTTTTTGATGAAGATGCAGATTGTATTAGAAAGCTAGCTGAAATAATTCATAATGAAGTTTCTCAATTTAATCATAATGCAGAAAAAAGATACGATCTTTATATCAATGGATGGGTAAATGTATTATGGAAATGGGATTCAATTAAACCTCATTGGCATAGTGCTGAAAAAAATAGCTATTATTCTTGTAATATATCACTCGATAATTATGAAAGCAAAACTCTATTTTATCCTCCATGGGGAGATAGAAATGGCCATATTATTGAAATGGAAAATAATAAAGGTCAAGGTTGGTTTTTTCCTGCATGGTTATGGCATGAAGTACCAACCATTCAAGACGAAGAAAGATTTACAATTGGATTAGATGTTCATACTAGAGATGCTTATATTAAGCGAGATGAAGATGCACCTATAAATAGAAGTAGAGTATTACATGAGATTTATACATGAAAAAATTGATCTTGGATATGATGATCTGGATGCAGAAACATTACCATCAGGCAGAGTCTATCATACTCCTGATGGTGATTATCCTAGCATCACAACGGTTCTCTCTATTCTGACCGAAGAAGCTATTTCGAAATGGCGTAAACGTGTTGGAGAGGAAGAAGCAAATCGTGTAGGTGGGCGGGCCGCCGCACGCGGAACACAAGTTCATGCTATCATAGAAAGGTATCTCAAAAATGAAGACACAACAGATTATCTCCCACATATTAGACAAAGTCTTGAAAACGTCAGGCCAATTCTTGATCGATCTATCGGAAAAATCTTTCACCTCGAAGCTCCTCTTTATAGTAGGCATCTTGGTCTTGCTGGTCGCGTTGATTGCGTAGCAGAATTTGATGGTGTTCCATCAATCGTAGACTTTAAAACAAGTAAACGTGTAAAGACAAAAGATAAGATTCATAACTATTTCTGTCAGATGGCAGCTTATGCTATTATGTGGGAAGAAAGAACTGGTATGCCAATCGTCAATACGGTTGTTGTTATGGATGTAGACGATAATGAACCATTAGTGTTCAAAGAGCATAGGGATAATTGGACTTCTTTACTTCTTGATACTATAAAAGAATATAATAGAAGAAAATTATTCCATTAAAATTTAAATTAAAGAAAATTATTTCACAAAAAAGTGAAAAAAAGCATGTACATTGCTTTCATACTGGTGTAGGATGTATATATCAAATGAAGGAGAAAGCAATGTCAAGAATAGTACACCTCGATGATGGTACAGCAATCAAATCAGACGTAATCGAATGTTTTGATCTAGCTGTTAAAGACGAATTCAACACTCGTGACGGTGTTGGTACAACAAGCTTTTGGAATTTTGTAGAGTCAGACATGTATCAAGGTCTTCGTATCTTCTACAATTCTGAGTACATTGACGCTTGCTTCGAAAAACTTGCAGATATCTTTGAAGGAGAACTTGTATAATGCAAACATATGACGAACGTATGGCAATGATTCGTGAAGCTGCCGCTAAATTCAATAAAAAGGTAAAGCGTAACAATACTGCACGTCGTACCGAAACATCGTTTATGGATAAATACAACGATGATGAAAATATCAATGCGTATACCGATGCATCTAAATACGCCAAAGAATACTATGGCGAAGTGATGTACGAAACTACGAGGTTTGATAATGATTGGGATTAATGAAATCTTTTGGGGAATGATCATTGGATTATTAATGATCGCAATTGATGATTGGTTTATACCAGGAGGATTGTACTAATGAGAGTGGTCCACTATGTAGGATTCAGAGGTGACGAATATGTTCGTGCACATCGCATCTTCGGTGGACCAGTTATGATTCACAAAGATTATGACGATCGTGTATTCACTGAAGTTGGTGATAGTGACGTCGTTATCTTTGGTCCAAAATATAAAAAAGTCCCATACGTATGGGATGCCAGCGGAGATATGTAATGTCTATGCACATGATTCGTGGCATTCAAGTCCACGGAAATTCTTCTAAGAAGAAAAAGAAAAAAACTAAAGGGATCTTGGCCGAAGAAGAAAAAATGGCCAAGCTCCTCAAACGAGTTGGTTACAAAGGAGGTGGAGATTATCGTGCGCCAATACCGTCTTATTCAGAAGATCGTCCAACAGTCAAGACGTCGGACACAATACCAGGTTATTCGCCGAAATCCAAAGCTAACCAGTACACCGGTGATTATATCATCGGAATTGGAACCATGCACAAATCAAACATGGTCCCAATCACCAACAAAAAAGACGCAGAAGCAATTTCTCAAATGAGAAGAAATTAATTTTAAAAAATGCGTTTTAAGCATGTACATTGCTGGGAAACTGTGGTAGAATATACCTAGAATTAGAGGAGAATGTAATGGCTAAAATGGCAAA